GGTTAGTGTAAAATTAACTTATGCGGCTAGGTAATGAACGGCACAAGCCATAGAGGTTAGCTCCCTTGTTTTACTGAAAAGCCACACGCTCAAACTTCCTCCCGAATTTTGGCTGCCGCTATCCTTTCTAGTTGAGCGAGATACGAGCGTGATTATCAATTAATCACACCAATTAAAATAAGTCGATTAAGTTCGAGCGATATAGGTGTATCTATTATGCAGCAGCCATTTATTAAGATTTCAGACAATGAGTTTGGAGATGTTCAGTTTAAGTACATTGATTCAAACTGTGAAGAATTACAGGAAGAGTTTCAGGTAATATACCTAGCTAAAAACGACCTCCCAAATATAGCTAAAGCTATTCTTGCCTATTGCGATGCGGAGGGCATCAGCCATGAGTAGGGATTGTGTAGACGCCTTATGGAAGGCGCAAATAAAACCAGCAACACTCAAATTAACTTTAATGGCAATATGCGATAGAGCGGATAATGACGGTTATCGCTGCTATCCGTCAATAGAGAGAGTTTGTAAAGATACCTCGTTAAATAAGAAAACTGCACAAGCGAACATAAAAAAACTCATTGATATGGGATTAATAATTGACACAGGGAGAAGGGTTGGCGCATCTCAGAGAGTAAAAGTTTTGCAGGTAAATTTGGGATTAATCCAAAATTGGGATAATCCCGAAAACGGGATGATAGATGTACCCGAAAACGGGATGATAGATGTACCCGAAAACGGGATACAGAACCAGTCAATGAACCAGTCAATGAACCAGCCAGATATATGCGACAAAAAACCTAAGTCTAAAGCCTTTAAAAAACCTACCGTTGACGAGGTAAGGAAGTATTGCCAAGAGAGGGGTAACAGGATTGACCCAGAAAGATTTGTTGACCATTACGAGGCTGTTGGGTGGATGATAAGCAAAAGCAAAATGAAAGACTGGAAAGCAAGCGTGAGAACATGGGAAAAGAACGACAAAGACAGGCAGCCAAGCGCAGCGCCAAAACAAAACGGATTTGATACGGGGTTTGAGGTATGAACAAGTCAGAAATCGAAAGAATACAGCGTAACACTGTAAACGCTGAACAAAGCTTAATCGGGGCGATACTGGTAGATAATCGCCTAATGAACGAAATCAAAGTAACCAGCGATAACTTTTTCTTGTCTGAGTGCGCAATGATATTTCAAGCAATGGAGGCGCTACACGCTGAGAGAAAGCCTTTTGACCTGATAACGTTATCGGACTGGTTATCTTCTAAGCGTGGCGTTGATTACTTCACTAACCTAGCAGAGTACGCCCACAACACGCCAAGCGCTGCCAACGGTGCGACCTATGCCGAGAAGGTAAAGGAGTATTGGCGTTCGCGTGAAGCTTGCCGGATAGCTGCGGAATTGCAATCAATCCGTTTATCTAACGACCAGAATATGATTGATAAAGCTATCAGTCAGTTGATGAGCCTTAACGTATCAACCAAAAACTACAACCATTCAGCGGCTGAGGTTATCGACGGGGCTTTAGCGAAAGTGCAGGAGGCTTGCGAGTCTGAAACAGGTTGCACAGGCTTGCGTACAGGCATTACTGAATTTGATGATGTAACAGGTGGATTGAATAACACTGATTTGATTATCGTTGGTGCACGACCAGCAATGGGTAAAACTGCTTTCATGCTCAACATTGGCACGCGACATCCTGATGTTAGAGCTGGTATATGTTCAGGCGAGCAAGGCCACGAACAAATGGGAATGCGCATGCTTGCGATACATGGCTCAGTAAACGGGGCTAGGATGAGAAGTGGCGATTTAGGTGATGAGGAATTAACAAAACTAACAGGCGCAAGTGCAAAGCTCTACCATGGTGACTTTTGGATAGATGATACTCCTAACATGTGCATAACTGACATAGAGCGCAGAGCAAGACAGTGGGTGCATGAGAATGGCGTAAATGCTCTGTTCGTTGATTACCTGCAAAAGATAAAGCACCCTGAAAAGAATCTTAACAAGATAGACCAGATAGCTGACATTGCTATCAGACTTAAATCGCTGGCAAAGGAGTTAAATATCCCCGTTGTAGCACTTGCGCAGGTTAACCGCTCAGTTGAAGCGAGAACAGATAAGAGGCCAACGGCAGCAGATATAAAAGATTGTGGCGTTATAGAGCAAGAGGCTGATTCGATTATCACGCTTTACCGTGACGAGGTATACAACGAGGGTACGCCAGACCATGGTATTGCTGAATTGATATTTTGTAAGAACAGGCACGGACCAACGGGTACTAAGCGCGTTAATTGGGTTGGTAAGTATATGCAATTCAACGACTTCAAATACACTAGGTAAATCAATGCGTTACAATGCGGTTGCTTTTAAACCGCTTACGCATTAAAAAACTTTATTAATATGGGTTTATTGATAGGTTTTATTAATGAGTAATACGACGAATGACCGTGACTTAGTTTAGATGGTTGGTATAGTTGGGTTTCGATTAGATGGGAGATAGAGAATATGGCAAAAGTGACAAGAAGAAAACCAAGCAACATGAGCAGAGCGCCAAACCTCGTTACGCAAAGAGCAAGGCAGCGTATAGGGAGAAGGAAAACAGCAGAGAGGTGTAACGGTGGCGCACTTGATGGCCACACGCTGTACCTAATGAGCGCCGGAACATTACCGTTCACACTTAATGGTATGCGCGGTTACTATGATTCATTTATGAAGTGGGTGGAGTTATGACCTCTGATTTCGTATACAAGCAAGTTTTAAACGGATGCCTTAGCGCTGGAGTAAGTCAAACGCAATCACGCAACGCTGCAATGGTGGCTAGCGAGAATTACAAGAAAGGGCGATATAAGGGCAAGGTGTCAGACTTAATCGTTAACTCAATCAAGCAGGCTAAGAAGCTATGACCAAACTCCACGAAATACTCACCCACATCCTAGAAAACGAACCGAAGCTAGCCGAACGCGAATGCAAGCCAGAGTTTGAGTTGGTTAATACGGATGATGGGCAGGAGGTGAGAGTGGTGCTGGTACGACCAGTGATTAATTCACAAATAAGTGTTGACACTAATCAGTGAAGTGTTATTATTAGCACATCAACGAACGGGAGATATGAAAATGACTAAATTAATCAACGCAACACAAAAACACTTTGGCGGCGAAATCAAAACAGGCGGTTTAGTTTTTAACTTTGGCGAAGATGATTTCCACCTAACTGATGAAGGTCGAATCTATCAAATGGTTGATGGCGGTCTTTGCGGCTCTGGTCAAAAAGTTAAGTCGCTTCTAGCTGTTGAAAACTTTGTTGCAGAGCGTGCTGAATAATGGCCGCTCGATTACCAGTGCAAGAGGTTATCGACAAGTTTCTTGCAGACAACAGAAACCTTGCAGGAAGTCGTGACGGCTTTCCTGCTTTAGCTTTAAACCTTAATCGGGTTCGAGAATTATCTACCTATATAGATTCAATATGGAAAACTTTCATTGTGGTAGCTGATGCGCTAGAAATAGACCCAGATGCAGCAATGAAAGAGAGTGGTAAACCGAGCGATGTTTTTATCAAGGCGATAGAGGCCAAAAAGAAAAACATAATAAATCTTGTAAATCACGCAGCGATAACTTTAGAGGATTGCGACGGAGAAAAGGTTAAATACGCGTCAGTACAAGACGTTTTTGAGATTATGGATGAAGAGCTATGACCCCACTAAAAAACCTAATAGACGAAACCAAGAGCAACCGAGCAAACGCTGATGCGCTTGGCTTGCATCCTGAGCAACTAAAGCGCTGGCTTGATAACGATGCACATGTTAAGCCAGATGGCACGGTATATATTCGCACGAAGGGTTTTATTTCTGGCTGCAAACAAACGGGAGAGGAAGAGTGAAAAGGTATAAACCAGCAATGGTAAATGTCGAAACGCCGTGGAACAACATAAGCGTACCAATGGTTCAAGCATCAATGGTTGAGTGTGAAGACGGTGGATATATTGAGCATTCACTATTACACGAAGCAGCACCGAAAATGTATAAGGAGATTGAGCGAGATATTGAGTGGCTGGAAAGGCAGGCTAAAAAATACGTAATAGGCAGCTATGAGTTGCAAGGCATTCAATCACGCATAGAAAACAAGAGAGAACTACTAGCCGAAGCGAGGGGTGAGTTGTGAGCTACCAATACATCGCTAAGGCTATCGCAGTAATCGGCTTTGTATGGGGTGCTGGGTTCGCATTTCAAGCATCTGAACACTTGATAGGATGCATTAGTTTATTCATGGCGTGGTTAGCGCCTGTTTTATTGGGAGAGAGTGATGAGTGATATTAATTGGAATTTAGCGCCAGAAGGTGCGGTTGAGATAAGACAGCTACAAGGTGGCGCATTGTGTTGGTTTAATGTGTATAAAAAATATTATAACGGGCTTTATTGGTGCAAATCAGAATATCCAAGCGACGTTATCGCCACACGCCCACAAACAAAAACCGTTGCTGATGAGCAAGAGGGCGAGAAGTGGACGCATACTTATGCGGGTGATAAGTGTTTCCTGCTGGAGCCTAATAAAGACCCTGACGGTTATTATGCCATAAAGACAGATTGCGGCCTTTTTGAGCTTGCAAAAGGTCACGAGCTAAAACCTATCAAGCCAAAGCTGACGGAATCCGCAATGCTTAGTCGTATAGCTGAGTTATCAAGAGGTACTTTAAGCGATGCTGAATGCGGCGATAAGATTAGAGAGTTATTTGATACGGTTGACATAATCTAACTGGTCGGATATGTAACACAAGCCCGTCGTGATAATGTCGGGCTTCTTTTAACGGGAGATAGAAAAATGAAAATAGAAAGAATGATGCACGACCCTAAACAAATGATTCTAATGATGGATGATATAAACATCCACTTCACTGATTTTGAGGCTGAGAATACAGGCGTTAGATTGCTTGATGGTGGACGCATGACAGCTTACCTGTATTTCGAGCAAGCTACCAAATTCTACAAAGCATGGAGGGCGATGAAATGAACCTAGAACAAGCAATAGAAACAATCACCGAGGGCGGAAGTGTTTTAGGTCTTAGCTGTGATGATGTTTACAATCGTATGATGCGCAATAAAGTGTATATGTTTAGTTTGCTAGAAAGCGTACACGGTGAGACTGTTGACTATTCGCTGTTTCACAAAGCTTTTGAGATGTATGCGGATGAGCTGTTACGCGAAACTCTAAGGGCTAACCAAGAAACCAAGG